GGAAATACAGAATTGCGATAACTGCAACCACTTGAAAAAGAAAAGAGGGTATAAAGGAGAACCTTATTGGGAGTGCGAACTGATGGAAAAGGCAAGGACATCAGCCGAGGATGGAGAGTTCTTCTGTGAGGACTATGAAGAAATACAAGACTGAAAAATAAGGAGAGTAAAGAATGACTAAAGAATTCGATTGTATTTCTTGCAAACACGCAATATTTGAAGAAAGGTCGGCAACAAACAGCCGTGTTATTGGATGTGATTGCAGACAGTGCGAAGAAGATAAGTGCAGATATGAGAGCGATGAAACAGACAGGGCTCTTGAGGACAACAGAATATTTGAAAGACAACAGGGAAAGGTTGTTATTCAGAACGCAGAGCATATTGTGAATATAGACAGGATTGAAGTTTTCAACGCATAAAGGAGTGAAGAATGAGCGTTATAGTACCGATTGAAATGCCGAAGAGTTGTTATTCAGAAGACGAGTTCTGCCCATTTCATACATTTGTTTTTGATTTGAACGGTGGCAAGAACATTTGTACGCAGTTAGGAAAGAAGGCTTCAAGAAATAAACGGCTTGCAGATTGTCCTCTTGTAGAACTTCCGCCACATGGCAATCTAAAAGACGATAATGCTCTCATAGATGCTATCATTGAACAGAACGGCATACAGGCACAGACAATTCAGTTAGGTGAAGAAATGGGAGAACTGTTTATAGCCGTATCACACAGGTTGAGGAACAGAACACTAACTAACGAACACATAAAGGAAGAAATCGCAGACGTTACCTTTATGCTTCAACAGTTGATACACTTCTTTGATATTGATGAACAGGAAATAAAAGAAGTGATTGAGCAGAAAAAACAGAGAATGAGAGAAAGATTGAAAAAAATTTAAAAAAAACACTTTTCTGTCATTTTTGGTATTGTAATAAATTGCAATATGTGTATAATAGTAAATGTAGATAAGAACTACAAAGGAGTTGAATATGGCAAGATATGATGAATTGATGAATATGCTGACAGACAAGGAAAAAGAGTGCTTTTCAAACATGGCACGCAGTCCCTTCTTTCTGATTAATGATATAATCAAAGACATTGAAAAGTATTTAAAACAGCAGGGGCTAAGACCCCTGCAAAGGAGATAGATATGACAAGAGAAGAAAAATACAAAACAACGGATACTTTTATTTACTACAATGCCAATCCGAAGAACAGGATAACAGGTGATTGTGTAAAAAGAGCATTTTGTACGGCTATGGATATTCCGTATAATACAGTAGTTATGGAAATGGCAGAATTACATTGTGAAACAGGGCATGACCCTTCATACAACATTGGCATATATCCCGAAAGAAAAGGGTGGATAAAACACGCACAGCCAAGAAAGGCAGACAACACGAAATACACAGGTTCAGAGTTTTGCAAGTATTTGACCGAAAAATACCCTCATGGAGAAATTGGAAGTATTATTGCAAATATAGGCGGACATCATACAATCTGCATTAAGTGGATTTTCGGAAAGTACAAAGTGCATGATATTTGGAATAGTACAAAGGGTTGTATTGGTAACTATTGGACACGCAGGGTTTAATCGCCCTGCAAAGGAGAATAATATGACAGATAATATTAACAAAGCATTGGCAGAAATTGAAAGTATGAGCCTTGAGGACAAGGTACAGGCTATCAATCGCATTAAGCAAGAATTGAAAAGGATAAGCCCTTTTAACAAAGAGCCTGTTGATTGTGTACAATGGGTCAAGGAAGAACTTGTACAGGCAAACGATTATAACCCAAACACAGTTGCCCCACCCGAAATGGAGTTGCTACATATATCCATTCAAGAAGACGGATACACACAGCCAATTGTTGTTTATCAGCATGACGGAATCTATGAAGTTGTTGACGGATTTCATAGAAACAGAGTGGGAAAAGAATGTGCTGATATTAAAGAACGAATACATGGCTATTTGCCTGTTGTAGTTATCAATGAAGATGTATCAGATAAGGGGCAGAGAATTGCATCTACAATCAGACACAATAGGGCAAGAGGAAAACATCAAGTTGATGCTATGAGCAATATTGTTCTTGACCTCAAACGCAGAAATTGGAGTGATGAAAAGATTTCAAAGAAGTTAGGAATGGACGCAGATGAAGTCTTAAGATTGTCACAGGTAACAGGACTTGCAGAGATGTTCAAGGACAGGGATTTTTCACAGGCTTGGACTTGTGAGATTGAAGAATCAAATGAAGATGAATTCATTGACGAAGATGAGGTATTGAATGAAGATTGAGCCTGTTTTTCTTCCATATTGGAAGTGGGAAGATATAAAAATGTACCACCCACCCGAATATAAATCAGAACAGGACAGAAAAGAAAAGATACAACAAGTTGTTGATTTTTTCACGGATAAAGACCTGTTTAGGATTACCTCAAGGGAAATGGTAAAGGCTTTTCCAAATGCCTGTATTCACAATCTAACAAATACAGGAATGAACCGAATAGCCTATATAGGTCAAGCGTCTGTATTCTTTAAATATGGATTATCGGAAGAAACAACAAGAGAGGCTTGGGGGTATATCCCCGAAGATGTGAAACGCAGAGCAAATGCAACAGCAAAGGAGACACTTGATGATTGGGAAATTGAGTACACAGAAAATAATGATGAACAAAGATGTTTATTCAGCATCTAAAGAACGCATAGCATGGGCTTTTGATAATTTTGAAAAGATTGTGTGTTCTTTTTCGGGTGGAAAAGATAGCACTTGTATGACGCACATGGTTATGGACGAAGCAAAAAAACGTAATAGAAAAGTTGCTCTGTTTTTTATTGATTGGGAAGTGCAATACAAGTTGACAATAGACCATGTTGAAAAGGTTTTTGAGATGTATAAAGACCTTATTGAGCCGTATTGGATAGCGTTGCCCTTGTTGGGAGATAATGCAGGCTCACAGTTTGAACCCGAATGGATTTCTTGGGATAAAGCCAAAAAAGATATTTGGGTAAGACAGCCCCCCGAATTTGCAATTACAGATGAAAAAGCCTTGCCGTTTTGGTATTACAAAATGGATTTTTATGAATTTACACCACAGTTTGCAGAATGGTACGGACAGGGCAAGCCCACAGGCTGTTTTGTAGGAATAAGAACAAGGGAAAGCCTTAACCGATATAGGGCATTAACAAACAAACGCAAAAGCAAGTTTGACGATAAGATATATACAACACAGGTTGCGGAAAATGTTTGGAATGTGTATCCTATTTATGATTGGAAAGCCGAAGATGATTGGACTTATCTAGGCAAGACAGGGAAGTGTTATAACAAGATTTATGATAGATTTTATCAGTCGGGTTTATCACTTCACCAAATGAGAGTTGATGAACCTTACTGTTCAGAAGCAAGGCGGTCTTTATGGTTGTATCAGATTCTTGAACCCGAAACATGGGGCAAGATGATATTGAGAACAGCAGGGGCAAATTCATCAGCCCTCTATTGTAAAGAAATGGGTAACATTCTTGGAAACGGAAAGGTTACACTTCCAAAGGGGCATACTTGGGAGAGTTTTGCAAAGTATTTATTGGACACAATGCCACCGAATACAGCAGAACACTTTAAGAGCAAAATAGCCGTTTATGTTCATTGGTATATGACAAAGAAAGGCTATACAGACGGAATTCCAGACGAAGCAGACTACTATCTTGAAACAAAGAAAGATGTACCCTCTTGGAGAAAGATAGTAAAAACACTTTTGAGAAACGATTATTGGTGTAAAGGGTTGGGGTTTGCTCCGACAAAGAAAAGTGCTTATGACCAATACATTGAGAGAATCAAGAAGAAACGAGAAGAATGGAATCTGTTGTTTTAACTCCTAGCCCCGACAAAAAGGGGCTTTTTATTTGTAATTATTGGCATTAATGAGTGTAAGAGAGGAATATATTGAACTTCATAGTGAAATAATGGGGGCTTTAATGCTCCCATAATTTGTTATAGAATAAAGGAAAGGAGTTCTTATGAACATAATTACAAAATCAGTTGATGAAATTAAACCTTATTCAAGAAATGCAAAAAAACATAGTGCAGAACAGGTGAGAAATGTTGCAGAAAGCATTAAACAGTTCGGATTCGTACAACCTCTTGTAGTGGATGGGGGGGGGCATCTAGTTATTGGGCATTGTAGATTTGAAGCAGGAAAGATGAATGGAATGACAGAATTTCCGTGCGTAGTTGTGGATAATCTCACAGATGAACAAGTTAAGAAGTTACGCATAATTGATAACAAACTTAATGAAAGTCAATGGGATAAGAAACTCCTTGAGATAGACATTGAAGATTTAGATTTTTCAGATTTTGATATTGATTTTGGATTTGGAGAGGAAAAAGAAGAAGTACAAGGCAGGGTGCAGTTTTCAGAAGTGTTAAATGAGGAACACAATTATATTGTTCTTTATTTTGATAATGATATTGATTGGTTACAGGCTCAAACCTTGTTAGATTTACCAAAAGTGAAGGCTCTTGTAACGAATAGGCAAGGAAAAGAAAGTAAGGGATTTAAAAGAGTAGGACAGGCAAGAGTTTTAAAAGGTTCAGAAGCAATAAGGAAGATAAGAGAAGCATGAATATAACAGTAAATATACCAAGTTATAAAAGACCAAAGGTGTTGTCTTTAGATTATTTGCCTTTCTGCAAAGTGTGGGTTGACCACAAAGAATATGAAGCATATAGAGAAGCAAATCCCAAAGCAAACATTATATCCTGTCCCGAGGGAATACAGGGAAACCTTTGCAGAATAAGAAATTACATCCTTGATAAAGAATTTGAAGCAGGGGTTGATTGTGTAATCATCATTGATGATGATATGCGTGCAATCGGTCAATGGGTTAAGGGTGATAATAATTATGGATATGAAGAAGAAATACTTATGGCTGACAGATTCATGGAGTGGGCAGAGAAATATGCCAGTTTATGTGAACAGTTCGGTTTTAAGTTTTGGGGATTGAATTGCAACCCCGACCCACAGGGATATAGACAATATACACCTTTTGGAACTGTCCAATATATTGGTGGTCCGTTTCAAGCATTTCTGAATAATCCATTGAGATATGATGAAGCATTACCCTTGAAAGAAGATTATGACATGACTATTCAACAGTGTAATAAATACAGGGGTTGTTTAAGACTCAATTCTTGGCATTATTATGTAAAACAGTCTGAACAGGCGGGTGGTTGTGCTACTTATCGTAATGAAGACAGGGAAAGACAACAGTTTGAAGCCTTGCAGAAAAAATGGGGTTCAGATATAGTTAAAAGGGATGGGGCAGATAAATCGCACAGGGCAACAAAAGTAAAAAGGCGTGCAGATTATAATCCGATAATACACATACCAATTAAGGGGGTATGATATGCCAGTAAGAAAAGTACAGGGCGGTTATCAATGGGGAACAAGCGGAAAGATTTACCCCACAAGAGAACAAGCAGAAAGACAAGGGAGAGCAATATATAAGAGTGGATACAGGGAAGAAAACAGGCAGACCAAGAAAAGAAATAAATGAAAACACCTTTATTGGGTTGTGTAAGATACAATGCACGCTTGAAGAAATTGCCAATGTATTTGAGTGTTCAGCAGATACAATAGAAAGGTGGTGCAAACGGACTTATGACCTTTCTTTTGCGGATACATATAAAAAGTATTCCGCAGAGGGCAAAGCATCATTAAGACGGAGTATGTTAAGACTGGCAGAAAAGAACGCAACAATGGCTATTTTCCTTGCAAAGAACTATCTTGGAATGACCGACAATGTAGAAGTTAAAGCAGACACTTCTTTGATGAGTGCCTTGCTTGATGTAGTAAAAGGAGAACAGAAATGAACGAAACACTTGAGAAAATCAAAGAGTACGCAGAAAGAATCAAGGTAATGACCGCATGGCTCATTGGAAAAAAGATTCTTGTTAAGTTTGTCGGAGATGAAAAGATTTATGAACTCGTTGATAGTCCGTCTTGGAATTGGAGCAAGGCAAGGTATTTTGTTGCTTAATCGTGAAGTTTAGTTCAAAACAGATTGAAACAATTACAAGACCATTCAAGGACAACAGCCTTGAAGTATTAGAGGGAAGCCCCCGAAGTGGCAAGACTACGGCAGGGGCTTTCCGTTATGCTAGGTTCTTGATAGAAACAGAAGATGAAAACCATTTAATCTTGGGATTCTCACAGGAGCAAGCCTACAAGTTGCTGATAGAATCAGACGGCATGGGTCTGCTTCATATCTTTGCAGGATGTTGCAAACTGAAAGATGATGAAAACGGAAAGCATCTATTGATACAGACACCAAAGGGAATACGCAGAGTTTACTATAAGGGTGGTGGAGATAACGCATCTTTCAAATCCTTTCAAGGTCTTTCACTAGGCTCTGTTTATTTTTGTGAGATAGATTTGATAACTATTCCCACAATACAAGAAGCATTGAGAAGAACCTTTGCAAGCAAATTAAGAGTACACTTTGCAGACCTTAACCCACCGAGTCCACAACACCCCGTTATCCGTGAGGTGTTTGAAGTACAAAACACAATATGGTCGCATTGGACAATGGACGATAACCCTGTTATCACAGAAGAAAGAAAACAGGAGTTGTTCAAGATATTGTCCAAAAATCCGTTCTTGCTTGAACGAGATTGGTATGGACACAGATGTATTCCGCAGGGTGTTATTTATTCCATGTTTGACTACAATGAGAACATAGTTGATAGCATACCCGAAGATGAACAGAAAATAGAAATGTTTTTCACAGGTGATGGCGGTATTCAAGATGCAACGAGTATTGGTTGTCATATTGTAACCCGAAGAAAAGACGGAAAATTCTGTTTGTATTGTGTTGCTGAATATTGGTATAGTGGTTCAGAAACAGGAATAAAAAAGGCTATGAGTATTCAAGCCAAAGAGATTGCAAGGGAGTTTGTGCCGTATTGCTTTAATAAGACACAGATGAACTATTCAGAATTTCTGATTGACCCTGCTTGTTTACCATTGAGAGAAGAACTTGAATTGAATGGAATACAGACAAGGGGAGCAGATAATAACGCTCACGATATAAAAGGAAGTAGTAAGGGTATAGAGGTAGGCATACAAAGAGCGCAGAGCCTTATAACGCAAAGGTTGTTCAAGTTGGTTAATACAGACAAGTATGACCATTACAACTTTCTGAAAGAATTGACAATGTATGTTGTAGATGCTCACGGCAAACCTGTAGACCTTTATAACCACAGTTGCGACCGATTTAGATATGCTTGTAACTACTTTATTCGCAACTATATCAAGGGTATGATTTAATGCTATAATATAAGCAAGAGGTATAAAACTATGGCAAAAATGAGATTAGTTGGCGCAGGTAATCCCAATCCTGTTCTTTATCTTACAATGAGTGGCACTATGTCAAATGCCCCTAACATTGGGGAAGATGTTGACCTTACAGGTCTTACATTTACAGCACATTACTACAATGGAACAACAGAGAATGTAACAAGCAAGGTACTTCTTTCAAGAAAGAAATGGGGTGAAACAGTTGGCACACAGAAACTTGAAGTCGGATATGATAACAAGAAAGTTGTTATTACTGCATCTGTTGTTGGTTATCTTGATTCTATAGAGGTAAAGACACCACCTACAAAGACAGCATACAGAGTAGGTGAAACAATCAACACAACAGGTATGGTTATTACTGAAAAGTTTGAAGATGAATCCGAAGTGGACATTACAGAGGGATTTGTAATTTCTCCTACTGTTATGGCAAGTGACACCACAGAAATAACAATTTCTGTTACTGTCGGGGACATTACAAAGACAACTACACAGGCACTTACACTTGTAAGTCTTGATTCTATTTCTGTTGATACTCCCCCGACAAAGACAGCCTATAAAGTAGGTGAAACAATTAGTGCAAGTGGTCTTGTCCTTACTGCAACCTATACAGACGAGTCAGAAGATGAAGTGACCGAGGGTTATACTTTTACACCCGACACAATGGCTAGTGATACAACAGTAATGACAATTTCACTTGAGGTTGCTGGAGTGACTAAAACTACAACACAGGCTTTAACTCTTGTTTCACTTGATTCTATCAGCGTTAAGACACCGCCCACAGTTACAAATTTTGTACAGGGAGCAGATATAGACCTTACAGGTCTTGTTCTTGAAGCAACCTATACTGATGACAGCACAGATGAAGTAACAGAGGGCTATACTTTCTTACCGACAGTTATGGCAGAAGACACAACCGAAGTTACTATTTCCTATACAGAAAATGGAGTAACAAAGACAACTACACAGGCTGTCACTCTTGCCGAATAAGGAACAATGAATGTATAAGATAGAACGCAATAAGAAGTACACTCTTCAACTTGCTTTGAATGATGAAGTGTTGAATATCAAGTTAGACGGACTAAAGCAATACAAGAAGTATCTTGAAGCACAGGAAAGGTTGCTTGATATTCAGCACAAAATGGAGATTATGAGCAAGAACGCATCCGAAGATAAGAACCTTGACGAGATGATAACCCTATTAGGAGATACAATCATTTATATGTTTACTGTTCTGTTCGGAGAGGAAAACACACAGAAGATTGTAGACTTCTTTGAGGGCAATTATGACGAAATGATGACAGCCGTAATGCCGTTCATTACTAAAGAGGTAATCCCAACACTAAAGGCTGTTGCTAAAGAGCAGAGCAAGGCAGTTGTTGAAAGGATTAAAAATGTTCCTTGATAAGAAAGAGGTCGTGATTCTTGGGGATTATGCGTATCCGATAAAGAACGATTTTAGGGTTTATCTAGCGGTCAACAAGATTCTTAAAAGTGATGAGATTATGGAAGAATACAAGGTTGCAACAATATGTGACCTTGTTTTTGTTGATGAGATAGAACCTTCATTGATGCTACAGGCTTTAGAAGGCTATTTAAAACTGTTTGTATCGGGTAAGGGAAACGGCAAGCCTGTATTTGATTTAGAGCAAGATAAAGAGTTGATTTACTCTGCGTTTTTACAGGTGTATGGCATAGACCTTGATACAGCAGAAATGAGCGTTGAAAAATTCCTTGCTCTTTTGGGTGGTATTCCCGAAGGTACAAAGTTTGCGGAGGTTATCAAAATACGCACCATGCCCATACCAAAACCTACCAAATACAACGCAGAGGAAAGAAGTGCTATAATAAGAGCAAAGGCAAGTGTTGCGTTAAAAGGCACAGATAATCTTGGGGCAGGAATGAAAAACCTTGCCGAACTTATGAGGGTATGGACTAATGGCAGATGATGTAATTGGAAAACTGCAATTTATAGTAGAAGTAGATAACGAAAAAGGTATAACATCTATCAAGAAGTTTAATTCTTCTGTGAATGACGCTACAAAGACAACTCAAGATGCAGAGAAGAAACAGAAAAGCGCATTTGAGGGCATAAATCTAAAAGCCACAGCCGTTGCCACAGCCGTTGGTGTTGCTGTTGTAAAAATGGCTAAAGAAGTCATAAATGCAACGAACACAATGCAGGACGGAAGAAAGATAATCGTACAGGCTACAGGGGCAACAGGAGAAGCCCTTGAAAGTCTGATGAATAGTGCAAAAAATGTCTTTGCAACTGTTGACGAATCTTTTGACGAGGTATCAACCGCTCTTGGAGAAATCAACACAAGGTTTGGTTACACAGGGCAGATTCTTGAAGATACAACCCGAATGTTCTTGGACTTTGCAGAAGCCACAGGACAGGATGTAAAGAATGCAGTTCAGAGTTCTGCACAGGTTATCAATCAATGGAATCTTTCAGCAGAAGAAATGCCCTTGCTGTTGGACAAATTGACGGTTGCAGGACAGGTCACAGGTGTTGCCGTAAGTCAGTTATCAACAAATCTCACCGATAGTGCAGGTACTCTACAGGCTATGGGATATAGCCTTGATGAAGCAATATCCTTGATGATGACTTTTGAGAAACAGGGCATTGATTCAAGTGCTGTTCTTATGGGTATGAAGCAGAGTTTTGCCCAAAGTGCTAAAGCAGGAACAGACGCAAGGAAAGATTGGGATAACCTTATCAAATCCATATCAGAAGCCACAGACGAAGCAACGGCAAACGAGAAAGCAATCAACGCTTTTGGCTCAAGGGTTGCATCTACGCTTGTAACAGCATTGAGAAATGGGAAAATCTCAACAGATGAATTTACAGATGCTTTGAACAATGCAGGTGGAGCATTGTCGGCTACTGATGAAGCAGGAAAGACAACAGCGGACAGAATACAGGAAGTAAAAAACAAGATTACTATTGCCCTTGCAGATTTAGGAGAGTCTTTTATCCCTTTGATTGAAGATGTACTACCTGTTGCAGTAACTCTTATTGAGGGATTTGCAAAGGCTATCGGTTTTGTTGTAGATGCTGTTAAATTCTTTAAAGAATCCGTAGATGAAGCAAGAGAAGCAGGTGCAGAGTTTATTTCAGTTGCAGAAGATGAATTTTCTGTTAATATGCAGATGTATGAAGCAACTTTAAAAAACGCAGATGCTAATAAAGATTTAGCAGATTCTACTAAAGATGCGAATAAATACGTTTCTGAATATAGTGGGCTTGTGAACAATGTTGCTCCTAAAGAAGACAGGTGGGCTGTTGTAAAAACACAAGTTGCTAAAAGTCAAGAGTTAGTAAACAAAACAACAGAAGACGGAATAGAAATAACAGGAAAAGCAGAAGAAGCAACAGAAAGTCTTTCTCTTGAAGAAAAACAACTTGCAGATGAAAGGAAAAAGAATTCCGACAAGTATATTGCCCTGTTGAAGAATCAGACAACAGAATCAAAGAAGAATCTTGCCGAAGAATTAGAAGCACAAGGATTTATTCAAGAAGCCTATAACATAAGGCTTGAACTCGTTAGAGAAGAACACGAAAAAGAAAGAGAAGAACTGCAAGCCCTTATAGATGAAAAGAAAGCAACGGCAGAAGATATGGTGAACCTAGAGAAGAAACAGGCGAACGAAATTAGTGCTGTTAACAATCAGATGTATAGGGATTTGGATTCGCAAAGACAGGAATCTATCAACAAGCATAGACAGGCTTTAAAGGATATGCTTTCAGCCGTTAATCAGAGCCTATCTTCAAGTGTTCAGAATCTTGTGCAGGTTATGTCTGATGAATTCTCAACAGCAGAAGATAAAATGAAAGCCTTGCAGGAGTTCACGGCATCTGCCTTTGGTCAGATTGGAAGTGCATTGTCCGACCTTGCTAAAGACCTTGTTATGGGTGAAGATGCTTGGGGCAATCTTGGCAAGAGTGCATTGAGAGCATTAGCAGGTATAGTTAGAGCCTTGGCAGAAGAAATGACAGCAAGAGCCGTTGTAGCCGCCTTTTCGTTGAACTGGAGCGGGGCGGCACTTTTGGGAGCAGGAGCGGCGGCGGCATACATAGCCGCAGGATTGATTGAGGGATGGGCTAATAGTCTGCTTATAGGTGAGGACTATGTGCCTTATGACAATTATCCTGCAAGGCTTCATAAGGGAGAAATGGTACTCGATAGACAGGATGCAGAACGCTTTAGAAACATGGGCGGTATGTATGGAATCGAAAAAGCAACAAGCGTTCCGTTGTCAGTAGCAAGTGCAAACGGCATAAATTCTGTAAGTGTGAATTCAAATCTTTCGGCTGTTATTGAAGTTGACGGGGTGCAGTTGGGTGTTGCTGTCTTGAAAAATATTGATAATGCTTCACAGTTCATATTGAGGTAGTTATGAAAATAAAAATAAATGGAATAGAATATCAAGGCGGTTTGTCAGATTGGAAGATAAACGAAAAGGTTGGAAATCCTACTGCAAGCACAATCAACATTGAAGTACAGGCAGGGGATATTCCACCACAGGCAGGAGATGTAATTCAGATTCTTGAAGATGATGATACACCGATTTTCTTTGGTTTGATTGGAATTCCGAAGTCACCTAAATTTACAAGTTTCTTCCAACCAAAAATTTATAACCTTAATTGCACGAATGGGAACAGTGTTTTATCAAGGCGTATTGCGAACTACTCTTTTGCCGATAAGACAATTACACAGATTGTTGAAACTCTTTTCTCTACCTATATTGCTCCCGAAGGAATAACCAAAGGGGTAATATCGGACATAGATATTCCTGTGTTTGAAATCTACAACTGTAAAAACATGAGCCTTTTGTCTGTTCTTAATGAGTTAGCAGGATACATTAACGGAGCATGGCAGATTACAGATGATAAGGTGTTTAACTTTGTTAAGATTGAGGATTTCCCTAGATGTTCGCAGATAATAGACAAAGATAATGCCATTGTCACTAATTTGCAGATAACAGATTCAGACAGAGATTTAAGAACAAATCAGATTATTGATGGAGCATATCTTACAACTGATGTACAAACTGAATACGCAACAGTAACAGATTATTGGCAGGGGTTCTTCACGGCTTTTGCCATTGTTCAACAGCCCCGTATATGGGTCAACGATGTTGAAGTACCACAGAATGAAATTGGCATTAAAGGTATAAGTGAGCATGATACAACAATCTTGTTCTATTGGGCATATAATTCAAGGCAGATATGGGTCAACAGTAATTATGAGGGGAGTATTACGCTCAATGAGGGTGATGTTGTTAAAATTGAGTATATCGGAATTGCTCCTATAAGATACGAAGTACAGAATGCAGAGAAAGTTGCAGAGATTAAACAACGCACAGGGTTAAGCGGAATCATAGACAATGTTTACAATGACCCGACAATCGTTACAAGAGCAGATGCAGAAAACAAGGCTATGGCTTTGCTTAATCTTCATGGAGAACAGCAGAGGACTATAAAACTTGAGTTAGACAGGCACTTTGCTCTTGAACATGGCTTTGTTGATGCAGACTTTGAACTATATACACAATGGACTTTTGACTTACCCGAAATTAGATTGAGTGGTGATTATGTCATAACCGAAAAGGCAGTAAAACCCCTTGTGCTTAATGATGATACAAGCCTGTATTATTCGTTGACCTTAACCGATAGAAACTTCATACAGAGTTATGGCGAAACCATAAGCAATCTTTACAGGGATTACATTAAGTTGACAGTAAGAGCAGAGGAAACTGTCATCATGGAGTATGAACTCGAAGAAACAACAACATTGGGTGAAGAATTGGTCACGGGTGAGGCTATTCCTTTGTTTGTAGCAAACACAATGGAGAATGGGCAGATTGCACAGCCTTTAGGTACTATAATGCCCAACATTGTTAATGGTGACGGGACATATATTTATTGGAAAAATCGGTTTACGCTTTGGATAGGAGCAACAGATGTTCAGCCGTTTGGTGGTGGCGTTGTTGGAATTGAGTATGCTTGTTAAGGGGATTATAATATAAGTATGAATGATGTATTGAGATTGAAAGGGCATTATAGAATAGAGGCCCGTGAACACGGCAAGTTGATTAAGGTTGTCGAATTAGATAATACGCTCACGGAGTTGTATAGAACGGCTATTATAAATAACCTAATGTCGGGTACAGGTGGACTTGAAATGAAATATTTTGCTGTCGGAACAAGTGGTACAGCGTCAAGTCCTAGTGATACACAGTTAGGTGCAGAAATTTTTAGAAGCGTACCTACTTATCAAGAGAGAAGTGGTAATACGCTTGTTACAACATGGGTACTAACTCCCGAACAGGGAAATGGACATTTACAGGAAATTGGTGTGTTTATTGGTGATGCTTCTATTAGTCCGAATTCGGGTGTTTTAATGTCAAGAATTAACATTGATATTATCAAGACACAGGCGCAAGAAGTTACATTTAAGAGAACGGATTATATTATAATTTGAGGTAGAAAATGGCGTTTATAAAAAGAAATTGGTTGGCTAGAATTGGAACAGGACTTAATAAGTTCATCATAGGTGCAGTTGATGGGCAGGGAAAACAGACACTTACAAATAGCCCCGATTCTATTACACAACAGGGTGATGTAATTAGTGCCGACAATCTCAACAACCTTGAAGACAGAATTGAAGCAGGTTTTAATGAGAAACAGGACACATTAACTTTTGATAATGTTCCTACAAGTGGAAGTTCTAACCCTGTTAAGAGTGGTGGAATTTACACAGCCCTTGCAGGAAAACAGGATACACTCACTTTTGACAATGTTCCTACAAGCGGAAGTTCAAACCCTGTAACAAGTGGGGGAGTGTATAATGCAGAAGCAACCAAAGTTCCAACTTCAAGAACTGTAAACGGCAAGGCTCTTTCAAGTGATATTACATTAACTGCAAGTGATGTAGGAGCGGTTGCAGTAGATGATACAGGCTGGGTAGAGTTGTATAACGACCATGCTTCATACCCTATGATAGTAAGGTATAGAAAACTGAATGGTTATGTAACAGTTATTGGCACGGATGTTTATTTTTCTATGTCTGCTGACCACGCATTGCCCCAAAATTGCAGACCAGCAGATTCAATGATATTTTTTGTTCCTATAAGTAGTAGCACTTCTTCTATTATAACAAGTGGTTATCGGTTAGTAGAGGTTAAAACTGACGGAAGATTATATATTTCAACAGGGTCTTATACGAACACGGTTTCTTTTACTATTACATTCCCTGCTGGTTGAGAGGTAAGATATGAGTTTTATAAAGAAAACTTGGTTAGCAAGAATTGGAGTAGGTCTTAACAGATTCAGAATGAACAATAGTTCTGATGTTGTTCTTGAAAGCAACCCTGTATCTATAACACAGGCGGGAGACCAGTTGAGTGCAGATAATATGAACAACCTTGAAACAAGGATTGGAAATGCCTTTGATGAAATGGCAGGAAACCTTGCTCCAATTGAGGTAAGCCCTGCAACTACGAATCACACAGAAGGCTCACAACTTATCTATAACGGCATACTTTACAAGGTAATGAGTGCTATTTTGATAGGGGATAATTTGATAGTTGGCACGAATATTTCTGCTTATCCTATGAGTAGTACATTTAGTGATGCAATTGAAGACCTTGAACAGCAGATACAAGCCATAGAAGGTGGAATTACCCCAAAAGGTGATATTCTCTCCACCAACCTACCAACCGCAGATGCTTCAAACAAGGGTTGGCAGTATTACTGTACTGACCTTGCCAAGTATGCAGTCTCCGATGGAACGCAGTGGGTCTATTTCAGCAACACAATGCTTACAGATATTCCCGATGCTTCTGACACAGGACACGCACTTACTAACGCCAAAACAACGCAGATGTTCAACTCTGTAAATGGCAAAATTGGTCAGCATGATGCAAGAATACAGAACCTTGAAGAAAAGGCAGGAGACTATGTTGAAGTGCAGTACAGAGGCACAAACGCAGTACCCACAGGAAAAGCCTCTTATGGACTTGTAGAGAAGATTGTGGGAAAGACGAGAGCGTGGAATCAGTTGGTTGATTTTGATAACTGTTCTGCTACCAATACAAGAAATGGGGTTACTTATACAAAGAACAATGATGGAACATACACAATGAGTGGAACTCCAAGCGGAAATTCTGAATATCGGATCACTCCAATCATTCCATTCCCAGCAGGACATAAAGTTCTTGTTTATCCCGCTTTGATTGGTTCGCCAGCAAACCCGAATGTCAGGGCTTATATATGGGGCAATAATGCGGCAAGTAGTGTCGGCAATTTTGCAATCGGGAATCCTAATATCTTTACTGTCGGAAGTTACGCGAATCAAAACATTTGTGTCTTTTACAGGGTAATGCCCGAAGAAACAGGTGTAGTCAATACAAAGTGTTCTTTGATTGTTCGTGACATCACTCCTATCTTTTCCGATTGGGCAGATGCAGACATTACCACAGAAAACATTCCCCTCATGGTTCAGCAGATACCCGACCTTTTGAAATTTGATTCCTACAACGCAGGTTCTCTTGTATCCACAACAGTAGAGGGAGTGGAGGCGGTTGGAGTGAATATTTGGGATGAAGAAACGGAACTTGGCACAATCGGGTCAAATGGTCAGAATTTGGCAAGTAATTCTAATTTGCGAAGCAAGAACTTCATTCCTATTGTTGGTGGACAAACATTATACAGAAAATGTACATACGCTGGATACCATTACTTCTATGATGCTGATAAGAACTATATAAGTGGTTCGGAAACATATGATGGCGCGAATGAACATTCAATAGAAGTGCCACTAAACGCAAGTTTTATGCGGTTCTATTTAGGTTCTTCATACGGCACAACCTACAACCACGACATCCAAATCTGTCTAAACTCCAACCTTGACAAGGCGATTTACCATCCCTATCAGCACTCATCCATATCCTTCCCTTCCGTGACACTGAGAAGTGCTGGAAGTGTGGCAGACGAGTACGACCCACAGACAGGGGTAATAACACGGAAGGTTGGTGTGATTGACCTGTCCACTCTGACATGGAGCAATTACGATACCAACGCACACATCACAAACGGATTGCAGTCATTGATTAAACCCTCGGCAACAGATGCAACAGTAGGAAATATTGTTCATGCCTCATACGAGGTTATTGCCTCAAGTTCGTCACTGTCAGTCGAATCGACAAAGAAAACGATTGCGGTCAACTCGGTTGGTACTCTCATATACACAGATGGCGGTTCTTCGGAAACAAGCCCGACTGGATATCTGTATTATGAACTCGCCACTCCCACAACCGAAACCATCTCCCCCATCACCAACAACACCATCTACACCGAAGGCGGTGGTACTATCAACACTATTCAGACACAGACACCAGTAATTGATAATTCACTCGATGTCGGTTACTTGGCAGTTTAAGGAGGCTAATACATGACAAACAGAGACAGGTTATTGAAAGCAAACAACCTCGCTCCTATGGAGATTGACGCAGAAATCAGAAAGGAGCATCCGTACAATGATGAGGTGGCGTTATTACGCAAAGAGATAAAAAGACTTGCTACTGCTCTAAATGTACCTTTATCGGAAGAATTTGAAGCGTATTACGCAGAAGCAGAAGCCGTGAAAGCAAAAATAAAAGAGAGACTAAATGAGTAAAAAGTGGCAAAATTGAGCATATAATAAATATATGTTAAACTATGAATAGGAGGAATGAGAAATGAACACAATTGCAGATATTTTTAAGTGGATTACAGAGCATTGGGTAGATATGCTTGCAGGATTTGGTGGTGTTGTTCTTGTCGCATCTATCATTGTAGGAATTACCCCGACAACTAAAGACGATACATTTATACGCAAGATTATCAATGCTTTTGATAAGATATCTTTCTTGCAGACAGAAGAAAACAAAAAGTACATAGAAGCAGGAAAGAAACATCTAAAAGACGAAAATGACAAATGAGTGGCTTGAATTTTTCAAGGTTTTTATTCCTTGTTTTACTCTTGCTGTTCTTGGTGTGCTTGCCTATTTTTTGTTCAGACATGCAGGTAGTAATCACAAAGAGCGAACTGAACGAATTAGAGAACACGTTGAGGATAGCGGACGAACAGTTGACACAATCCAAGACGGAAATAACGAACTTAAACAATCTGTTGAACGAGCAGAGCAAGGAATTGATAACGCTCAAGACAGAGTTAGACAAGGCATTGACCTTATTGAAGAAATCAGAAAACGAAATAAGGTTTGATTGGGTTAAGTTGGTTCTTGTTGGAATAGGCTCATGTGCGGTTGGTTGTGTTATAGGATATGTTGTGAGGGGTAAGTAAATGGCAATCTTCAAAACAAACAAAGAAATATCAAGTGTCTTTATGCTTAATGGAGTTCCGAGTTTTTCAGAATTCTATAACTTGGGCATATATCCGTGGAAAATGCTTTATAGGGGATACCTTGCAGATTTTCACAACATTTCAGCTCCCACAATCAACAATCCGTCTGCAAGACGTAAAATGAACCGAATGAATATGGCTAAAGCCTTGTGTTCGGAAATGGCAAACCTTGTTTGGGCAGAGGGTTCAAAAGTTATCGTCAATCAGAAAGGTTGGAATAATGAAGAAGAAGACCCATTACAGGCTTACATTGATTCTGTTCTTGATAAGAATTACTTTGATTCAAAGATGCGTCAGAGCATTGAAGAAAGTCTTGCTCTTGGTGGCTCTACAATCAGAACGTATGCCAAAGAAAAGTGGGGTGCAAATGAAAATGGAGAGCCTGTTTTAAATTATGAGGTTGGATTGTCCTATGGTAGAGCCGATATGTTTATTCCTCTTTCTTGGGATAATAAGAGAATTAAAGAAGCCGTATTTATTGAAAAAACAGCCAAAGACGGGTGGTATTGGACAAGGCTTGAATTCCACAAGTGGAATGGTGTTGAGTACGTTGTCAGCAACGAATATTACAAAACACAGACACAGCCGACAGGGAATACTTCACAGGACATTCTTGGAATCAGAAGCCCTATGAGTGAAGTTTGGGCAAATCTCCCCGAAAGTGTACCTTTCTACAATCTACAGTTGGGCTTGTTCACTTACTTTAGAACCTGTATGGCAAACAACCTTGATGATAATAGTCCGCTAGGTATTAGTTTTTATGCAAACGCAATAGACACAATTAAGGCTCTTGATGTTGCTTTTGATTCGTTCATAATGGAAATGAAATTAGGCAAAAAGAGAATTATTGTACCTGCTACAGCCGTAAGAAAGGTAAGAGATTCCAAAGGCTTTGAGTACAGATATTTTGATGCAAATGATGAAGTCTATGAAGCCTTGAATGTGGATTCAATAGAAAGCCTACAGATAAAAGACAATTCAGTTGAGTTAAGAATTGACGAACACATTAAAGCAATCAACGCTCTTTTAAACATTCTTTCTGTACAGGTCGGACTTTCAGAGGGTTCTTTGAGTTTTGATTCAGCAAGAGGAATGAAAACGGCAACCGAAGTTATCTCTGAAAATTCCAAGACATTCAGAACTGTTAAGTTGATGCAGAAGCCGATTCAGAAGTCCGTTCAAGACCTTATCGCAAGCATCATAGATGTAAGTTGTGCTTATGATATTACGTTTGATTATGACGGAGTATCTTATAATGTCTATGACCTTGTAAAGAATGGATATGATGTAACTGTATCCTTTGACGATTCAATCATACAGGATAGAAGTGCAGACCTTGCAGAAGGTCTTACCCTTGTACAGAATGGTCTTATCAGCAAGAAGACTTATCTAACAAACTATCTTGGATATACAACAGAAATGGCAGATGCGGAATTAGAACTGATGAAAGATGAGAATTCAAGTAATCGGACATTGAACATTGATTGGGCGGGGGTTGAATAATGGACTTGGAAGAAAAGGTTAACAACCTTGCGGTTAATGTGGCAGAAAATAGTACGGAGATAAAGGAATTGAAGAAAGTGCAGGAAAAACAGCAAGATGAGATTGAGAACTTTCAGAAATTTGCAGTTTCTATTGAAGCCGTACAAGAAGCAAGGGATAAGGGGTTAAATAGGCTTTTGATTCTTGTAACGATTATATCAGCCGTAATGCCGTGGATAGCAAAACTTTTCTAGATGGTAAGCAAGAATTTTATTGATGAAATTAGTTGGGAGATTGTTGAACTCTATATGAAGTGCGAGAGCAATCTCCTTAATCTCATTATCAAGAAAGCAAAGAGTGGAGCAGATTTATTAGGGAATTCCCTTGAGTGGGATTTGCACAAACTCAACAATCTTGGTGGATTGACAAAGGAGGCAATCAAGATTATCAGAGCAACTTCCAAGAGAGCAAACAAGGCTTTAAATAGGGTTTTGTTAGAGGTTGCAAAGAAAGCATTAAACCAAGATGGCATTGAGGGAGAACCTAGCAAGGGAGTTTTTTCAGTAGTACAGGCTTTGCAATCACAGGCTAAATCACACCTTAATCTTGTAAACACAACAATGCTTGCAGGTGTTCAAGACCAGTACGGCAAACTTGTTTCTGTTCTCACAAACGAACGCAACAAAGGATTAAATGAGGGTGCTATGTACCTTGTAACAGGACAGAAAACTTTTCAGCAATCCGTGGCTCATGCAATCAAGGTTATGTCAGACGATGGCATAACAGCCTATCAAGATTCAATCGGTAGAAATTGGAGTCCCGAAGGCTATGTTAGTATGGATATGCGAACCACAAGTGCGAATGTGGCAAGAGAAGCCGTACAAGCAGAAGCCAATGACTTTGGACTTCACGTTTATCAAGTATCTTCACACGCAGGAGCAAGACCAAAGTGTGCGGTCAATCAAGGTAAGTTTTTCTCTGATAATGGTACAAGGGGAGAGATTGAAGATGCTTACGGAGAGAAGCACGAATTTGTACCCCAAGAAGAAGCACAATATTGGGATGACCTTGACGGATTGTTCGGTATCAACTGCGGACACGATAGGATATACGTTTCAACAGGGTTCTATAACAGACGAGAGCCTTTAACCAAAGAAGAACTTGAAGCAGATAGAAAGGTTTATGAAATCTCACAACAGCAAAGAGCCATAGAAAGAGATATACGCAAGTACAAGAGAGAAACAGAGAACCTCAAAGACGCAGGGTATACCGAGTTTGCAAAGATATCACAGGCAAACGTAACAAGGGCAAGAAGTGAGTATAAGACATTCTGCGAGGAAAACGGAAGGACCGAAAGATGGGACAGAACGCAGATTTATTGAAATATGGGTATCTTAATGATATACTATATATACGTTAATGACTTGCAACGATAAAGCAAGCGAATTTCGTTGAGTTTACAACGTAAAAGAAAGCATACGGCGGTTGCCGATAGTAGGAGCAAAAATGGCTTTAAACAGAAGATTTTTGAAAGAATGTGGTATTGAGGAAGAAATTGCCGATAAGATTATGTCAGAGTATGGCAAAGCCTTTGAAGGAATGATTCCAAAATCACAGGCAGAAGAAGAATCAAAGAAAGCCCTTGAGGACTTTCAGCAGAAGTGGGAAAAAGACCACCCAAAAGTAGAGGTCAAAGACACAGACGCTTATAAAGACCTTGAGAGCAAGTACAACGATTTGGTTTTTGACGGACAGATGCGTTCAGCGAAAGTCAAAGAGAAGTACAAGGATTTTGTGAAGTCAAAACTTTCAAAAGATAAGCCGTTTGAGGAATCAATCAAAGAAATCAAAGCAGAATATGCAGAGTTCTTTGAATCTGATGAACCTATGCCCGAGAAAAAGGGCAACGAACCAAAGCCTACTGTTGGTGGACAAACACAGAAAGAGGGTGGAAACGAGCCGACAGAGGCAGATAAACTGAAAGCCGAATTTGCAAAGGCTTTTAAGAGGTAGAAAATGTCAAACACAATTAACTATGCAGATATTTTTAATTCTGTACTTGATGAGAAGTATGCTATCCTTCCTAGAACAAACTTCATGGAACAGAATAGCATGGGCATTGTTTATGAGGGTGGAAGAAACATTAAAGTTCCTAAACTCACTCTGCAGGGTCTTGGCACAGTAAGCGGTTGCACAATCCCCGATGGCGATTACACTTTTGCTTACGAAAGTTTCTCTCTCCAGTGGGATAGAGGACGCAGATTCACAATTCCGAGATATGCTGTCAATGAAACCAACTTTGCACTTACGGTTGGAAATATTATGGGAGAATTCCTCCGTCAGCACGTTGTTCCCGAAATTGATAAACTCCGTCTTTCTACAGCAAGTTCAAAGGCTATCACAGCAGGTAATGTGACCTATGGTGGTTCAACAGGTCTTGTTGCTCCCCTTGCTTCACTTCTTGCTGATATTGCTTCTGTACAGGACAAGATTGGAGAGGACAGACAGTTGTACATCTCTGTTGCACAGACAGTAAAATCTGCAATCATGGCATCTTCCGAAATTGTCAAATATCTCTCTGTCAGAGATTTTGAGGTCAGAAGTGTTAATGTAGAGGTAGATGCAATCAATGACCAGTATCTGATTGGTGTTCCTAGTTCTTACATGAAGTCTAAATTTACAGCACTTGATGGAACAACTAGCGGACAGGAAGATGGCGGTCTTACACCTGCTGTTGATGCAGTTGATGTCAACTGGCTCATTAGTGCTTCTGATTCTTGTATCGCAGTTGCTTATCCGAGAGTTGAAAAGGTCATTGACCCCGATACAAACCAGCAGGGCGATTGTTGGCTTGTTGCTTTCAGATGCTATCATGGTCTGATTATCCCCGATAACAAGGTTGACGGACTTTGGGTAAACCTCAAGGCAGACGCAAACTGATGATAGTTAGTTGGGATTACTTTTCACAGACTTATCTTGGACAGGGGGTGTCCGTTGAGGACTTCCCCCGTCTGAACCTGCGTTCGCAAGACCTTATTGATGCTTATACAAGAGGACAGTTGAGCGGATTTGAAAATTTTGATGCGAGTACACAGACTTATGTAAAAAAGGCTATCTGTGCTCAAATCGAATATTACAATCTTTACACAACTGAAGTCGGTTTTGCAGAAGAAGATAAGGGCTTCACGGTGGGCAAGGTGTCTGTGGGCGGTGGTTTTTCTGATTCACAGAGCAAGAATTACATAAGCCCGATAGCCAAGAGTTATCTTGAACTTGCAGGGCTTATGGGCAGACAGGTAGGTGTCAGATGTTAAGGACAATTCCGAAACGGATAATGACCAATAATGCGACCTTGAAGATAGTACAGAGTACGGACAGGTGGGGCAATCCTACCTACACGGAATACGCATTATCAAAGGTCAACTTACAGCCTACACACGAAGTAGTGAAGAACGCACAGGACAAAGATGTAGTTCTCAATTCTGTGCTGTTCTATGACCCAAGAGTGTCAAAGCCTGTTCTTGATTGGAACACGGCTGTGATAGGGTCTGCAATACAGAATGGACAGGCAAAGGTTGTTGCGAACGGAATAACTTACACAGTTCATGGCATTGACCTGCTCTGTGATGATGAAGGCAAGTTACACCATGTAGAAGTGTGGTTGTACTAATGGTCAGAGTTGAGAATAACATATCAGATTTTATTAAGAGATTTGAGAAAGCAAGCAAACAAGCAAGATTTGAAGTTGCAAATCAGATTCTCAATGATTCAAACCTGTATGTTAGAGAAGATACAGGGACTCTGAAAAGGTCGGTCAGTTCGGGAAGTAACCTTGCACAAGGCATAATTGGTTGGGATACACCTTACGCCAAAAGAGTTTACTATCTTGGAACACCTAGTACCGACAGAAACCCTAACGCTTCTCTGATGTGGGTACAAGTAGCAAGAGCAAGGCACGGCAAGGAATGGATTAACTTTCTTGCACGGAAGTTGGCGGAGTATGTGGAATGACACAGATACTTGATTGGATTTGTGATTTGATTGAGGAACAATCAGAGGGCGCAATAAAGCCCGTTATAGGCTCATTGCCCCCTATGGGTGGTGTTGCTATTCAGCAGAGTTCGGGAAATGTAATAGCCCCGTATTTTCCTCGTTCACAGGCAATCCGTGAAACCTATGTGGTTAACGCAAAATCTGATAGTCAGTACACGGCTATGCAGTTGCTTGAAACTGTCCACCAAATTCTTACCAAGCGTACAGCCTATGGTGAAACAGACGATTGGCAGATAATCACGATACGAACATTGAACACGCCCGATTATCTTGGACAAGAGAATAACGAGGCGTATTTATATGGTTCATCTATCGAGGTTTCATATTTTGACCGCATACAAGCGGATAATGGAGAAGTAACAAATGAGTAACCTTTCAACAGGAAAATATCTTGTAATGTATGGCGTTGAAGTGCAGGTAAACACCGCACCAAATGGAACAGCCAACTATGCAGTTGTGGGGGACGGCATTACTAACATTTCAGAGGCTCTGAATGAAGTTAAACAGCAGATGTATTATCTGATTAACAAGGGTTTCGGACAGACTGAAATCACAGCCATGCACCCTGCTATCACATTCACAGGCAACAGGCTTGAAGGTGATGTAGCACAGAACTATATCATGGGTCTGAAATACTCACTGGGTAGCGCAAGAAAGACCGACATTAAGATTAAGGTCTTTGACCCCGAAGACCCCACAGATGTTTATAGCAATTACACAGCATCTGTGACTATCACAGACATACAGGAGTTGAGCGGAGCAACAGAGGGTGGTTCTGATATCAGTTTCACCTTTGAGTTTAATGGCGCACCCGCAGTTGTTGCATAACAGCAGATAAGTTGCTATTATCTAATTACCGATAAAAAAATCCCCTTGTAAGTTGCGTGATTGGGCTTGCGAGGGGTGTTTTTTGCCCTTTAAAAAATTTTTCATTTTTTTCATTTTTAGTATTGTATAAAATTCTGATATGTGTATAATAATAGATGTAAGGAAGAAAAAGAACTTACAAAGGAGTTTTACATGAGACACACAAACAAAGCAAAGGCATTGAACTTAAAGAACATGGTGCAGGCATGGGTCGATTGTTGTGGATATGACGATTACGTTTCCGCACTCTATGAATTGAGGAACCAAGGTTTCATTTCGACATACACAATGAATTGTTTTTCGGACATCATTTCTGACCTCTATTTCTCCGAGGATTATGAGACAGTCACGAACGGAAAGGGTGAAATCGTTTACAGAAGAATGGTAAACGGATATTACACCAAGGTGAGGCAGGGCTGAGAAGCCCTGCAAAGGAGATAAAGATGATTAACGAAAACAACAGACTTTTTAAGAAGTGGGTTAACAAGGAATTTGGCAAGAGATTCAGAAGCTCAAAGAAAGCATTTGTCTTTCATGGTTCAATAGTAAGGAGAGATTTTTAAATGACAGACCTTGAAAGAAAAGATAGTTTGATTAAAGACTTAAAACTTGATGTTGAAATGTTGCTTTGCATTATCTATGACTTATGTGGGGAAAAAGCACAGAAATTCATTAAGATTTTTGATGATATTGCAAGTGATTATGTTGATGATACCCTTGTTGATTATTTGGTACAGGCAGGAGTTAGTGAGGGGATAGCAAGAGATGAAGTGAATTATTACTTTTATGGCACTTCAACACCCGATAAGGAGGAATAAATGATATTTACAAAAGACGGACAGAAAAGGTTGCTCAAGGCAGAAGAAATTGAGTGCAGGACAGGTTCTAAAACCAAAGACAAAAAAATGCAGAGTATCTTGTTGTATAAGACAGCAAGAACAGACATGGACATTCTTGACGAGATTTTCGGACCAATGAATTGGAAGACAACTCATTATGAAGTTAAAGGTAAAGACTTCTGCATGATTGAAGTGAGGGTGAGATTTGATGATGATTCTTATATAATGCCCGAACAGAAATCAATCTGCTATGAATGGGTTGGCAAGTCCGATTGTGGAAAGGATTTTCAGAGGGTTGCAGAAGAATCAGACAATGAGAAGAAAGGGCTGAATGAATATGAGAAATCTGAAAGTTCAGACAGTTTCAAGAGAGCAGGTTTTATGTGGGGTATAGGTAGGGAACTCTATTCTGCTCCCGATATTTGGATTGATGCAGACATTTCTGTAAAGTCCTTGTTCATTGAAAAAATCGGCTATGACGAGTCTGACAAGATAAATGAATTGATTATCTGTTCAAAGACAAAGAACGGCATACAGCCCGTTTTTACAATGGTTGGTGGCAAGGTAAAGAAAGACGCAAACATTGTTAAAGACATTGAAGAACAGTTCAATGGTAAAGAGGTAAAAACCGAAGCAGAACAGAAAGCTGAACTGATTGAAGAAATCAAGAAACTTGGTGGAAACATTGAAAGAATCTGCGGATATTTCAAAGTTAAGAATTTGAATGAATTAAATTTAGACCAACTTAAAAAGACTTTGGAACAGGGCAAGAAAAAATGACAATCAGAGAAAAAGCATTGTCAGATTTTCAGAGGTTTAGAAAGGAACAGTTGGGCAAGGCTAATGGTCTTGTCCAATGCCCTTACTGTGGTCGGTTTATGAGGTGGCAGGAGAGTGTTGCCGTTCATTACATACCTAGACAGTTCAGAAGCCTTGAAGTTGAGCCTATGAACGTGTTTGCAGGGCATAGTTTATGTAATGGAATAGACCAACAGCAGAGCAATGCAGGAGAATATCATGAACGTTTCAGACAATGGATAATTGACAATTACGGAGAGTGGCAAGTCTTATGGCTTGAGAACAGAAAGAGGGTGCTTGTTAAGCACGGAAAACATTTTTATGAACAGTTAATAAGAGAGATAAAAGATGAACGAAGAAAAGAAAAAGAGGGGCAGACCGAAAAAGAATGAAGCAGATAAGAGGCGTTATCGTTTGAGCCTTGCTATGACAGATTCAGAAGCAGGGTTCTTGAGGGAATCTGCAAGAAAAGCAGGAAAGTGTCTTACGGATTTTGTGCTTGATTGCATAAAAAGGTTTGCATAAAGACAGGATAGATGTTAAAATAAAGGTGTAAGTTAGAGAACGGCTAACTGATTTGGAAAGTATTTTACACCTTGCTTGATGATTGTGCCGTTCTCACATGATTCAAGCAAGGTTTTTTTATAAGTAGGTATGACAGAAAGAAATTATCTAACAATACAAGGTTTTATGAGAACTAAATTAAATCTAAAAGGTAACGAGTTGTTGGTTTATGCTTTGATTTATGGGTTCTCACAGGACGGCAAAACTTGGTTTACAGGTTCAGCAAATTACATAGCGGAATGGGTCGGAGTTGCAAGGCAAAATGTAATGGCTATTCTTAAAAGGCTTGTAGAAAAAGGGTTAATTATCAAACAGGATAAAATTATCAATGGTGTTAAGTTGGTTGATTATAAGGTAAATATAGAGATGTGTGAAAACATTACACCCTGTCACGAAACATTACACCCCTGTAATGAAACATTACACCAAACTATAAATGATAATTATATAAAAGAAACTGTATCTAAAGATACAGTAAAGAAAAAAACGAATTATGATTCTATTCTTGATGAAAAAGGAATAACAGGCAAAAAAAGAGCGGTTGTTCTTGAATATATTAAGATGCGCAAATTCATTAAGAAGCCTATGACAGACCACGCTCTTGAATTAGCATTAAATAACCTTGATAAGTTAACAAGTACAGAAGATGAACAGATTGCTATCCTTGAACAAAGCATAAGTAATTCATGGCAAGGATTGTTTCCGTTGAAAAAAACAGAAACAGTAAGTAATAATGAAAAGCATAACGTTGCACACAAGCCTAACGAATATGAGGCTTTCGACATTAAAGAATATTATAAAGGATTGAAACAATGAAATTTGAAAATTATCAGAGAGCCTGTGGAATATGGGAAGAAAACCTTTCTGCAAAGATTGAAACACTTGAAAAAAGAGAGAATCAGAAAGAAGCAATAGAAGCCTTATGGGGAAATAATCGAGTCGTGGTTCTTCTTGGTGCATCAGAGCAAGGAAAGAGTTATCTGTTATCAGCAAGAGCAAACGAGATTCTTTATAGAAACTGGTATCAGAAAGCCTATGAGGAATATGCAATCAGCAATGAGATTGTTAAAGAGGGAAAACGGCTAGTATCGTATATGACTTTCTTTGATTATGAACTTGCTTTAAGAACGGCTATGCACAATGGAACAATGGAACAGTTATTTTCAGAGATGCTTGCAACACAGGTTCTTATTGTTGATGAACTAGGCAGGGGCAAGTGGTCGGATTTTACAGCAACATTCTTTGAAAATCTGATTATCCGAAGATATGGTGAAAAAAGAATTACATATATAGGTAGTAATTTAACAGCAAAAGAATTCGTAGAAATGTTTGATTCAGCAGTTATTAGAAGAATACAGAATGAGAGGTTTGTAGTCATTAAATGAAATGTAAAGATTGTCCGATAGAAGATTATTGTTCTAATATAGAGATAGAAATGACTTGTGAAGAAATACAAAGGAGATATTTGTTTGATGAAACTGAAAGTAGTTGCGATAATCAGAAGAACATTTGAAAGGCTCTTGTTTCGTAAGATGAAAGATTGGCAGGATAGAGAGGATTTGGTTCAGTACGCAGATGTTAAAATGTTTGACCCACAAGCCGTATCAGACCTGCTTGATTCAATTCCTATGGATAGAATGACAAAAGGCACTCCGTTTCCGTTGGATATGGTGCAGTATTTCTTCAAGAAAGGCATACGCAGGAATAGCCAATATTGGGGTAGGTTTTGGACTAAATACTGGACAGACAACGGCTATGATGTGGACGAATACCTTATCTGTGAAAAAGAGGTCGGTTTGAGGTGGATAGGCTTGTGTTCAGTAGTAACAACAGAAAAAGGCATTATCATCTGTCAGATTCGTTGTTACAAGTATTTTGGCACGATTCAAGAAGCCTTTAAGGAATTGGCAAACAGGTGTGGCATTTCCAAAATTGAAGTAGTAAAATATAAGAGTTACAGAGGAGTAGAAAAATGAGCAAGAAATCAGAAGTTGAGAGAATGAAAAAGGCACTAAAGGCTTACATAGATTCAGAAGAAAAATCTATGTCAGCAGAAGATAGAAAGAAACAGGCTTGGTTTCCGATTACCGTTCTATCAACAATAGAAATGGAAGAAAGCAAGTTGATTGAACACGCACACAAGACAGCAGAGGGTCTTGTCGGTATAGGATTCACGGAAGAAGAAATTAACCAGTTTAAGTCAAAATTGCATCTTTTCTGCGATAATTTAAAAAAATGAAAAAAAGTGAAAAATTTTCATTTTTAGTATTGTATAAAATTCTGATATGTGTATAATAATAAGTGTAAGAGATAAAAAGAACTTACAAAGGAGTTGAAAATGAGAAAGTTTACAGAGTATGCAAATTGCAAAAATACAAAAGTTGGAGATGTTGTTAAACTGGTTTATGATTGGAGATTCGGTGGACAGGATTTAACAGGCACAGCAATAGTTCTCAAGATTACTTCAACAACAATGCAGGTTATGACAGAAAAAGAAAAACTTGTTTTCTATAAGAAAAAAGGTTATGTATCAGATTATTTCACAGGAAATTATGGAGATATTCTTTACAGATAAGCAGGTTGCATAAGCCTTGCAAAGGAGTTAGATATGACAAGAGAAGAAGTAAAGAAAGCATTAGTTGATTTTTTCAAAGAGGTCAATGTTGAAGAACTGAAAGACAATGCTTCAAGAATCAAGATTGGAGACGGAGTTATTAACAGGGTTTTTTACCTTGAAGCAAATTGCCTAGTGTTTTTGTTTTATATCAAGACAGATTATGCTTTAATGAGCGACACAATAACAAATGCTTTTCTGTATTCACAAATACAGCAGATTGTAAAAATAGAGAATGGTATCCGTTTTATGCTAAAGGACGGAACTTATATAAGTATGGAGTTTTAAGGAGCAAGAAATGGAGTTTGACGAATTTATTTATTATTATGGTGTCCGTTACAGGCTCAAAGAAATCAGAGGAAACAAGGCTGTCTATGAAGTAGAAGATGAGAACTTTTCAGAATGGGCAGGAAACGCAATGACAATAAGTGCAGAAAAATATAAATCAGAAATGGCAGTAATGAATCTGCAAAGGAGTGAAAGATGAAGATAACAAACAAAAGAGGATTGCCCGAAGCAATCAGAAAGGCTTGTGAAAGCCACGAACACAGGAGAGCAGACTATTCTGTAACAGAGTTGCTCAAAGATGCACAGGAAATTGCATACTTGAAGATGCTTGACCCGATTCTTGAAGATGATTGTGCAGACAGAATGTGGGCAATTTTTGGAACGGCTGTTCACAAGGTTCTTGAGGAACAGGAAACAGTAGGAGTCAAGAATGAGGTATATTTGACAACCGAAGTTCTTGGAAAGGTTGTATCGGGAATTGTAGATGTAATTGACACCCTCAAAAAGAAGATTGTTGATTACAAGACTGCAAGCGTTTGGAAGTTCAAAATTAAGCCGTGCGATTTTTCAGATTGGAGCAATCAGTTAAGAGCATACCTTTTTCTGTATTATGTGGTAACAGGTGAAATGTACTTTGATGCAGAGATTGTAGCAATCTTGAGAGATTGGTCGCAGACAGAAGCAGATAGGGATTGCGAATACCCACAGAGTCCTGTACAGGTTGTGAAATTCCATTTTACAAAGGAAGAAATCCTAGCCGTAAAAGATGAATGGGAGGCAAAAATCGGAGATGTTGAAATGCTTATCCGACAGGCTATGAGAGGTCAGCAGATAGGGTTCTGTTCAGATGATTCTACATGGACAACAGAAACAACCTATGCCGTAATGAAAGAAGGCAGAAAGTCAGCATTGAGAGTTTTCAAGACAAAAGAAGAAGCGGAAGAACTTGCACAGACAGAAAAAGGTGCTTATGTAGAAGAGCGCAAGGGAGAACACAAAAAGTGTTCAAGATATTGCCTTGTGGCAAGAAACGGATTTTGTAGAGGGGCAAAGGTATGAGAAAGTACAAGACAATAAGGGAATTCACTTTTGATATGGTGGACAATATGCTCAAGGGTGATGTATTCACAGCAAGAGATATTTGCAGAAAGTACAATGCCTATGTCTTTCAAGCAACGCAGGGAGAAGAACGCAAGTTGCCGTATGATGATACAGTGGGCAGATTGTTGAGAGAACGCAGGGCAAATCTTGGTGATGTGTTTTATTTTGATTATGGTCGGTCTATGTGGTGGAAGAATGACCATATAGCAACAGCAGAGGAACGTAAGGCTTATGGTGTATGAGAAGAATGAACTGACAAGATATAAAAATCTTGCAAAGGGAATTCTGAATCTAACTTTGCATGATGCAAGAAAGCCTGTTTTTCTTGAAACACTTTCTGATATTGAAAGGCATTTTGAATCGTTTGCAAGAAGTGAAATATGTGAAATATGTTGCGGTCTTGCAGATATAGATGTGGGAAGATATAGAAAGTTGCTTGCAAAAAATCTTGAGAAAGGACTTGAAGAATTGAGAGTAAAGCGGATTAAGTACACGGAGTTAAAAGGGTATCTGAATGAAAGTACAAACAATAGTAAGGCTAAAGAACCTACAGAGCATACTGAAAATCTTTCATTATCAACTTGAAGTAGAAAGCAAGAAGCGGAAGATAGACATTGATAACATGGAAATGATTGTAAGCCTTGAAAGTCCGTTCAGACCACGGACTACAGGGCAGAAATCACAGAACCATGCAATCAATGGAATAGTTCAGCAGATTTGCGTTGAGACAGGACAGGACTTTGCAAGTACAAAAGAGTACATTAAGAGCAGAGCCGTTGAAATGGGCTATCCGATTCTTACTAAAAAGGTAATGAAAAACGGACAAATAGAAGATGAACCCGTAACGGATTGGTACGGAAATATTAGGGGAATATCGGAAGCGGATTCAAGCGTTGAGGAATGTGCTGTCTTGATAGAGTGTGCTATCATGGTAGCAAGTGAATTAGGTATAACTTTAAATTTAGGAGATAACTAAAATGAGCATGGATTTTGTTGTAATTGGTAGACTTGTGAACGATTGTGCGTCAAAAATGACACAGAGCGGAAAAATGATTCACACATTTACAGTTGCAAGCAATCGGGGATTTGGAGATAAGCAGGAAACAGACTTCTTCGATTGTATGGCTTTTGCTCCGAAGTTAGATAAACAGGCAGACTTTCTATTAAAGGGTTGCATGGTCAAAGTAAAGGGTCACGTTCAGACAAAGAAAGTCAAGGACGAGCAGACAGGAAAACTTACAACCTATTGGTCTTGCCTTGTTGATGAAGTTGAGATGCTTTGGAGTAAGAAAAAAGGGGAGCAATCGCAGGGAAGTGTCAAAGTAAATCCCGACAATTTACCCGAAAACTTCACAGATGAAGATGATGATGTGATTCCGTTTTGATTTGTAATTTTCTTTCCGTGCCGTTGGCATAGGAAAGGCAAACTGTAACAAGGCATGGTTTGTAAAAAAATAGATTTATTGGACACACACAAAAGTAGAAATAATATGGACGAACAGCCTTGCCGTGAGCCCTACGATACAGGGCAAATTTATAAAAGGAGTTGTTCAGAGAAATCAGAAATCTTAAAAAGGAAGTCTCGGAATTGTGTCAGAAGATAAAGGGAGAGTGAAGAATGGGTATAACGATTGGAACAAATAGAAAAGATTTAAGTATGGGATATGGTTCTTTTCGGAATTTTAGAATTGAAGTTTCAAAGGCTTTTTCCGAAGATTTTGGGGAATCTTATGAATTTTATTTGAATAGAGTGGCAGATGAGCTCTTTAGAATAGGAACAATAGAAGACGAAAATAGAGAATTTAATGATTATCTTAAAACCGTCAACATTGATGATGATATTGTTGATTTTCTTTTTCAGTCAGATAGTGCAGGTAAAATAAGTTATAAGACTGCAAGAAAGATTAGAGATTTGTGTAGAAAATCAGATTGTCCATATAAATTTGGATATGGTGACCCAATGTCTATGTTAGAAATAGCAGAGATTTTTGATGATGCCGTAAAACATAGATGTAATGTTAAGTGGGCATAAGGAGAGTGAAGAATGAGCGACATGAAAGAGGAAATACAGAATTGCGATAACTGCAACCACTTGAAAAAGAAAAGAGGGTATAAAGGAGAACCTTATTGGGAG